GTGACTTCCTCCTTGGATCTTCCATTCCAAAGGAGTATGTCAAAAATCTTCTTATTGATGTTTCTCTTCTTATTCTTCAAATTGTAAATTCAAAAAACAAGATTGGCATTTGTGCATCTATTGCAACATTTTGCCGCGCTCGTTCAAATGATTTTTCAAATATTTCGCTTTTTATCACTCTTCTCAGTGATATGTTCTTCGAAGAATTCCCATCCTTTGAAGCACAATCTAATGTAGAAGATTTTTTCGAAGGTGCTCATGACATTATGAATACCTTTGATAATATTCAAAAGCTTCCTATTTTCCAAAAACTGAGGAAAATCATTTTATTTTCTCTATCCTTTTCCATTTTTTCCAAAATGGGGATCGATTTTGATTCTGTTGGTTATTCTCGTATGGAAAGTGATTCTATCCGCCGTAAGCACAAGTCTCATACCAACTTCCTTCGAAGTATACTTGATCTTGTTCTTTATGTTTGCGAACAAGGATATATGATCTACAAGTTTAATGACTATTCAGGAGTTCTCCATTCGAGTAAATCTTATGGAAAATTCTTTGATAAAGTTATGAAACTTAAAGGTCAATTTCCTTTTTTGAGTAATCCTGAACCCTCTGGTTTTTCTGAATCAGAGTTTTTGGGTGATCTTAATTCCACTCGCGAAGAAGGACAGAATCTTCTCAAATTATTCAAAGTTAGGAAAGATATTTTTGATGATAATGATCTTAAAAAACTTAAATTTTTGATAAGTGATCTTGATTCCATGTGGAACCAATATCACACCAAAACTGCAGCTGCTAAGACGCGTAAGCCTCCTTTGGCAGTTTTATTATATGGTGAAAGTGGTGTTGGAAAAAGTTCAGTTAAAGATATGTTAGCTGAACATTTTTGCAATGTTACTGGATTACCATCGGGTGATGAATATAGATATGTTCGAAACCCAGCTTCAGATTTTTGGGATGGTTTTTCAACTCAGCAACACACAATTATCTTAGATGACATTGCTTATCTTCGACCAAGTGCGTGTTCTGATATTGATCCCACTCTTAAAGATCTTATTCAATTAATCAATCCCACCCCGTTTGTTCCAAACCAAGCTTCTTTGGAAGATAAAGGTAAAACACCTTGCCGTCCTCGTTTGGTCATTGGAACCACTAATGTTATTGATCTGAATGCCAATATGTATGTTTCACATGCAACGGCTATTCAGAGGCGTATGCCTTATATTATCATTCCCTCTGTAAAGAAGGAATATTCTAAAGCTGGCGGTGCTTTGGACACTTCCAAAGCACCACTATTCGACGGATATCCTGATTTGTGGACTTTTCAAGTTAAAGAAGTTAAAAGTCGACATATTTCCCGATCTCACGAAGGGGCTGACATTGTCACTATCCCCGGATGTGAAGAGATGGATCTTAAAGAATTTTTGGAGTGGTACAATGGCATTATTTTTGAACATGAAGATAATCAAAATAGAATGCAACAGAGTACGCTTAATATGAAAAACACAAATATTTGCAAAGAATGCAAGATCCCTGATTATATGTGCACATGTGTCGAAAAACAAAGTGCCATCTCTGATTTTGGATCTATGCTGACAGGCATATCTTTGATGATTTTCCTTTTGCGAACACTCCTTAAA